CGTAACTCTTTACAGGTAACGGTATGTCGTACAGGCGACGGAAGTTGACTGAGAGGTAACGAAGGGCTAATCTTATTCCAACGAATTCACAGGACTAGAAATGGCAATTATAGACATTGAAAAGAATAAAGAGAAGTGGCAGAAAGAAGCGTACGTGTGCCACATGTCGTCATCCAAAGAACACGACTGGATTCCGACCTCATGGATTACCCCTAGTGGCTCAAAGCATGTAACGGCATTCACTTGCGTCAAATGCTTTCACCATGTAAACGTTGAAGACTTTCATCGCTACCGAAAACCTATTCCTTTGGAGGAGATTTCCGTAAAAAGCGGTAGTAAGAAGAAATAGATTTCTCTTTAGTAGCCTTACCTTTGGGGGTGTTATAGTATTCTTTGTAATACTCCCACATCCCATCTATATCATTTGCTTTTGGCAATGGCGGCTTGACTCTGGCATAATGAAGTCTACATATAGCAGATGCATATTTTAAATCGTAGGTTAAACGGTTTGGGTCTGGGATGCGTGGAACATCGAAATTAAGGGCTAGCATAGCCGTAATATTCGAGCGATTAATAATATAATTTCTCCACATATCATTATGCGTATTAGGTTCGCATTGATAAATCCCAACAGCTGGGCCTTTAATCTGATGCACAAAAGTTCCACCGTCCGACTCAGTAGCACAGGTAAAAACCAAAAGCTCTTCTGCGTCTTTGGAATACATCTGAAGTTCTGATAAAGCTGGCACTACAATGTATTCACGGAACTGATTAATATCTAACATGTATGGCATCCTATTAATAAATTTGATATATAATAACAACAAACAAAAGGATAATACTACTTATGGCAATTGACGCAAAGAAGATTTACCAAATGTACCGCGCTGGCCACATAGTTTTTGTAGAAGAAGTTCATTGTCCCATGGTGTTAGAAGTAATGGATACCGCTGGAACAGTTAGCGCCTTTTGTGTAAAAGCCGGAATTAGCGATTCATGTTTTTACAGATGGTTAAATAAACATCCTGTATTTCATGAGTGTTATCGCCTAGGCTGTATGATAGCTCGGGAGAACTGGGAAGAAGAAGGACGTCAAGGTCGGTATGAAGAAGACTTCAATCTCGAGATATGGAAAGTCCAAGGCTCAGCTAGATTTGGTGTAGGGCGCTCTAATCGAGTACGCATACACCTAGATGCTGATGCTACTCCATACGACCAATACAAGCAGTTAGTTAATCAAGCCACGATGGGCGACTTTAGCGCGGCTGAGTTTAAGCAGCTAATGGAATCAGTAAATATCGGGTGTCGCGCTTACGAGTCATTTGAACTGCAGCAACAAGTAGATGAGATGAAGGACGATTTAAAGAAAATGCGAGAACATGATGGCAACAATATCATCCCAATTAAAGAAGCTGCGAAAAGAAATTAATATTCCATATCGGATTGTATTTGTAGATAGGAAGATAGAAGAAGTAGAATATGAAGAGAAAGTAATTTATGTTCACATCTGGATATAGGAGAAAGTATGAGCTGGTTATCACAAGGATTAAAAAAGACAGAGCGGTGGATTGGAGGCAAAATTCCTCACACTAGCCAAGCTGATAAAAGAGCAGAGCGATATGCCGTTAAAGAGCAGATGGACTTATACAAAGCTCAAAAAGACGAACTGCATGCAAGAAATGAAGAATTAGCCGAGCAAAAGAAAGTAGAAGCTGATAAGCTTCATCAAAAACAAATCCGTTCTCTACGCAGAAATCTACGCAAGCCAGGTGGTTTCATGGGAACTCAGGACGAAGTAAAAGAAACTTTAGGCTAAGGAATAAATATCATGGATTACTTGCCAGTACCGCAGAACTCTCGGCTTCTAGACCAATTCCAAAAAAGATATGCTGCGGCTCAAGAAGTCGCCTATCTATGGGCGTCACTGCATAATGCTTGTTATTTTTATGCAATACCTAATCGGGATAAGTTCTGGAGGCCAAAAGAGCAACAAGGAGAAATGCGGGGCGCAAGGGTCTATGATACTACCGCCATAGAAGCCACTAAAACCTTTGTCTCTAAATTACATACAGCGATGACTCCTCCGCAAACTCAATGGGGTTATATGGAAGTTGACGAAGCTTGGGCTGCGGAAAATCCAGATATGCTTCAAGAAGCCCAACAAATGCTTGATGACTACATGATGCATCTTTTTAAGTATTTGCATGATTCTAATTTCGACGTGGTAATCAATGAATGTTATTTTGACTTAGCTGTGGGTACGTCCTGTTTGGTAATAAATCAATACACTGATAGACAGCCGTTACTATTTACCTCTATCCCTATGGACAAGTTGTCAGTCGAAGAAGCCATGACTGGCCGACTAGAATCATGGTATCGCTGGTGGGAAGATATTAAAATAAATGAAATAAAAGTTCGTTGGCCCAAAGCTCGCATTCCGGAAGATATGCGAGAAGATGCAGAGCAAAACCAAGATGCAACCGTGCGCCAGATTTATGAAGGCGTAATGTATGTTCCCACAGAAAAAAAACCATATCATTATGTAGTTTGTACTGATAGCGATATCTTGTATGAAGAATATTTAGATATCAACCCAGGGATAGTTTGGCGTTTCCAGAAGACAAATAACGATGTATTCGGACGTGGCCCGATAATGGATGCGCTGCCTTCGATTATTTCATTAAATGAACTAGCCAGAATTGAATTGGCAGCAGCGAATCTAAATACATTTAAGCCTTATATGGCTTTCTCAGATGCTGTATTTAATCCGCATACATTTGTAATGCAGCCGATGACGGTAATTCCTATTGCGCCAATTGGGACTGGTGGCCAAGCTCCGTTAATTCCATTGCCAGATTCTTCAGCTCCGCAGTTCAGTCAGCTAACAATTCAAGATTTAAGAATGCAAGTACGGGCATTGTTGTTTGCCGATTCCCCGATTCCTGCTCAAGGGCCGATGGATTCCAAACAACCAGCTACTGCCACTGAATTAATGATTAATCAGCAAATGCTAGCACAAAGAATAGGCCCACTATTCTCACGACTCCAGCAAGAGTTCCTATTTCCATTAATAGAGCGTTGCGGATACATTCTAGATAAAATGGGCCTTCTACCGCTTCCTAAAATCAAAGGCGCTAAGATTAATTTCCAGTATCGCTCGCCACTAGCTTTGGCTAAAGGGCAAGAGCAAATTGCGCGCTTTACTCAGTACTTCCAGATTCTACAGGGGATTGCTGGCCCAGAAATGGCGCAGGTATATATTAACTCCGGAGCCTACCCTTGGATGTTAGCTGACTTAATGCAAATTGATATGCGCTTCTTAAACTCAAGAGAAGACGTGCAAAAAGCTGTTCAGGATTTACAGCAACAAGCTATGCAACAACAAGGTATGCAAGAAGAAGAAGTAGAAGCTGATGTAACTCGCTCAGCCATGCCACAACAATAATTGAGGAATCTATGACGGATAGAAAATTAATACCAGGCCAAGAAGACTATTGGGCTGGATATGAAGAGAGCATTAATAAATTAAAAGACGACCCAAATGTAGTAGAGTTTGACAAGTTATGCTTTGAAGTATTTGGGATGTCAGCGGCTGGCAAAAAACTCATTGAGCATTTTAAAGAAAAAATCATATTCCCTTCAATTCCAGGTCAAGCTGACAGTAATTTCGATAAACGTTGTATATACTACGAGGGATACAAAGAGGCATTTAGGCAGCTAATCTATGCCACTCAAAATTATCGTACTCGCAAAGAAGCGGAAGACCAAAGAACAATTAAAAAATCAGAAGAGGCTAGAAGATGAGTTTATTTGATTCAATAATGGATGGAGAAAAGCCTAATGATACTAATGCGCTCCCAGCTGATACAGGTAACCCAGGAGAACCAGAGCATGCCCCAGAACCGTCTTGGTGGTGGGATGCAAATACGCCAGGTGAAGGGGAAAGACCTGACTGGCTTCCTGACAAATATCGAAGCGCTGAGGACACCGCAAAGGCGTTTAAGGAGCTTGAGAAGCGGCTCGGCACAGCCCCAGAACAATACGACTGGAGCAAGGGGGAAGGTTGGATAGACTTAGACTATCAGCCATTTCATGACCTAGCAGCATTTGCTAAGTCCAAGCATTTACCCCAGGAAGTAATGGACAAAATGCTGGAAACAGTAGGGATGTATCTAGATGAGTTTAATGTAGACTATAATGAAGAAAAAAAATCGTTGGGAGAAAATGCTGAAGAAAGGCTACGAGTCCTAAACAATTGGGCTAAGTCTAACTTCAGTGAGCATGCTTATGATGCACTAACGGCTAATATGAGAACGGCGGAATCTGTAAAAGCTATCGAGGAAATAAGAGAGAAAATGATGCAAAATAATACGACTATCCCAACAGGCAACGAAACCACATCCCAAGCACCATCATTGGGCGATGTTCAAATCGAACTTAATCAAAATCTACAACGATATAAGGATGACCCTAAGTATCGCCAAGAAATACAACGCAAGATATCTTTAGCAACAGAACTTGCGCAAAAAGGTTGACAATTCTTGATTATTGAATCTAGAATATAGAAAAGTTCATCCATGGCAGTTATTAGGAAAATCTTAATAACTTAAGTGGCGATGAGGACACCTTGTATTGTCAAGCCCCTAACGGGACACCTTGAGCCTGCAAGCCCTTATTAGAGTAACGAGTAGTTTAGACTATTTATTAACTAATAGGGGTTTACCATGTCTAGTTCATTGACCAATGTTCAACAAATCGAGTTCGATGCTCTCGTAAAAGCAGAATACCATTCACGCGGTTTCTTACTACGTGACACCATTCGTATGAAAAATAACGTAATTGGTGCTACAGTAGAGTTTCGTAAAGTTAACCAAGTAATTGCAGTTCCAACCGCGTACTTAGCAGCTGTTACAATTCAAGACCCTGGCTACACTAAAGAGATTGCTACTCTAGTTAAATATACTGCTCCAACTGCAGTGGATGAAGTGCAAGAACTTACAGTTAACTTCGATGCTAAAATGGAAAACGCTTTACTAGTTGCTCAAGCAATGGGTAGACGTTCTGACCAAATTATCATTGATGCCCTAGCTGCTGACCCAGGCGACACAGTTGTTGACGGTGGTACAAACTTCAACTACGAGAAATTCACTCAAGCTATCGAATTCTTTGATAACAACGCAGTTCCTTTAGCTGAAAGATTTGTTGCTATGAGCGCAGCTAACTTTAGAAGCTTGCTTGGCGATGACCAATTCGTCAGTACTTTCTATACTAAGAACGACGTTATCGATAGAGCGCGTGTACGTGAATATTTAGGATTCAACGTAATCATAATCCCACAAATGACAGAAGGCGGCTTACCACAAACTGGTGATATTCAAACCGCACTAGCTTGGCATAAAATGTCAACTGGCATGGGCATCGGTGAAAACTTCAGAACAGAAGTGAATTACATTGCTCAAAATACTTCATGGTTAATTAATGGCGTATTCTCTGCAGGTGCTACTGTTATTGATAATCGTGGTGTGTTGGCAATTGATTGTGACGTTACTGCGTAATAACGAACTTTTCTTAGGAGAATAAAATGGCTTTTGATATTACAAGATTTTCGAGAGTAAGTCTCGCTGACAATACCGGACGATTGGTATTACAAGATGCGTCTGTTGTTAATGCTCCTGCATATTACACTTATGCATCAGCTTCTGACACTACAGCTACTATCGCTGGCGCTAACTACTTTAATGCCGAAGCAGTAATTTACGATTTGAAAGTAAATGACGTTATTATGGCTGTTGGTAGCAATGCTAACATCTTCTTAATGATAGCGACTGTGGATACAACTACTACACCTAAAACAATTACTACTACTGAATTTACAGCAGCCGGCGTTGTTGATACAGCTAACATTGCTGATGGCGCAGTAACTAATGCTAAAGTTAATGCTGCAGCAGCAATCGATTATAGTAAGCTAGCTACATTGTCTTCAGGTAACATTCTGGTGGGTTCTGCTGGTGGCGTTGCTACTTCTGTTGCAATGTCAGGCGACGTAGCAATCATTGCTTCTGGTGCTACTACAATTCAAGCTGGCGCAGTTGATAGCTCTATGATGAATGCAAATATGCTTCGTTATGCAGCAGTGGCAATTACAGCTTCTGAATTCAATGGTATGTATGCGGCTCCTAAGCAATTAGTGGCAGCAGCTGGTGCGAATACATTAATCGTCCTTGAGCAATTACAGTTAGCAATGACATATGACTCAGCGGCTTATGCGGCTGGTGGTGTTGCAGCTGTGCAATACGATAGTACAATTAATGGCGCAGGGGTTATCGCTTCTACTACTTTACCGGCAGCTAGATTCCAAGCAACTGCAAGCAGCACTTTTACAATGAATGCTGGCGTTGTGGTTCTTCCATTTGCTACTACAGTTAATAAAGGATTGTATTTATCAAATGTTTCAGGCGCATTTACTACTGGTGACAGTGATATGGTCGCGCATATTTGGTATCGCGTAGTCCCAACTGTTTAATATAGGGGGTTATTGTGGCTCTAACTCAAGTACAAATTATTAGTAATGCACTACTACAGTTAGGCCACGCCCCTATAACCTCTTTAACCGGAGGTGACGAAATGGTAACTGCGGCAGTCAGTGCCTACAACTTAAAGCTTCCGTCAGTTTTAAGTAGTGGTAACTGGAGGTTTGCAGTACAAATTCAGGTGTTAGAGCTTCTAGTAGAAGACCTACCTCCTGAAGTACCATGGAAAGCAGTATATTTATTGCCAGCCGGATTCCTAAAAACTATTCGGCTGTTTCCCAATATCTATACATGGGATATATATACCAATGATAGAATATACGCCTACTACAATGGACCATTGGCTATGGAATATGTCTTTCAGCCTGATGTTTCTAAATTGCCAGCGCACTTCGTGGATTATTTTACCTATGAGATATCCGCATACCTTGCACTAACCAATGCGCAAAAGACTGAATACTACACAGCCTTAGAAGCCAAAAGAATTCAGATGCAAGCCATGTCTAATGCGATTGAAACACAGAATAGGCCTCAGTTCTCTCAAGTCAATATTCCTGTACTTAACAATAGATATGTGGGAGGATTTATAGGAAATGGCTTTAACCAATAGGGTGGACGATGCCTGAATCAATTTGGTCACAGGATATCTTTTCCAAGGGCGAGCTATCTCCCCTCATGTACTCTCGCGTGACAGTAACAGCTTATTACAATGGACTGAAAACGGCTGCGAATTGCATTACATACCCTCAAGGCGCGATCGGAAAAAGATTCGGAACGTTATACCAGAATACCATTGCAGGTATCACT